GCTTGGGCTCTGAAGATGAAATATGGTTCAGGTTTTATGTAGACTCAGACGCTTGGGAAGATAATCCAGATATGGATGACGGAGTTAGGGGCGTAAATAACGTTAACAGCCTTCCGTTTGACAATATTCCTTATGCACACATTAATGCAATTGGGAAGCAATGGATTCGTAAATACGCACTAGCACTGTGTAAGGAAATGCTGGCTCAAATTAGAGGAAAGTTTACTACTATTCCGATTCCGGGAGAGAGTGTGACGCTCAACCACTCTGAATTGCTATCGCAAGCGAGAGAAGAGCAAACAGAACTTAAAGACAAGTTGGTAGAAATGCTGAAAGAGATGGAATACACTGAACTGGCGAAACTGGATAATGAGAAGGCAGACGCCACGGCAAATACGTTTGCGAAGTCTCCTATGCCGATTTTTGTAGGATAATAACTTATGGCCAACGAATGGGATAAACCAGATGCACCACCACCGCCACTCTTTTTAGGCCAAAAAGAGCGCGATCTTGTCAAGCAAGTTAACGATGAGCTTATTGAAAAGGTCATTGGTCAGCAGATTTTATACTATCCTATCGATATGGATCGCACTCAGTTCCATGAATTATACGGCGAGGCCATCAAAAAGACATTTCTATACCCTATTAGGGTTTATGCGCTTGTAGAATTCACTGACTACTCCACAGATTACTTAGAAAATGTCGGAATTGATAAAACTTGGGAAATTAACGTACATTTTCACGAACGCAGACTTCAGGAAGATCAAGACATGTTTGTTCGAGAAGGTGATTTTGTTTTGTACGGAGATTTTTACTACGAGATAGTTAAACTATCAGAAACTAGAAAACTTTTTGGTCAAGTCGACTTTGGTTTTGAAATTTCTGCTAGATGTAGAAGATCTAGAAAGGGGTTATTCGATGCTACCTGATAATTTTGATTTTGCAATGCTACCGCCAGGCTTCAAGGAGGGCACTCTTGAAGAAATTGGCATGCTTGGCTCTAGTATTGAAACAATTGACTACGCTATTACCTCTTGGTTAAAAGAAGATTTGAATTTGTCAGCCACAACTAACGAGGGATTCACTAATGTGCCGGTTTTGTGGCAAACTCCTGAAAGATCCTTTCAAATAAAGAATGACAAGTCACTCAGAGATGATGCAGGCGCTATAAAGCTGCCAGTTATCAGCATAGAACGTACGGGAATGGTAAAAGACCCGAATCGTAAAGGCTCCTACCAAGCACAAACCTATTCAGATGATTATGATGGACGTTCCGGTAGAATTATTGTTGCAAAACGCATAAAACAAGATAAAACACGAAACTTTGCAGAAGCTACCGGCCGCAGAAATAATCGATCTGCCACATTGCAACGATTTTACCCGAGAATAAACAAAAAAGTAGTTATTCAGACTCTTTCTATTCCAATTCCGGTTTACGTAAATGTAGATTATAAAATTAACATAAAAACTGAGTATCAACAACAAATGAACGAATTGATCACTCCTTTTGTTACAAGAACTGGGCAAATTAATGCATTTACCTTAGCAAGAAGCGGTCACACATACGAAGCGTTTATCGAACAAGGCTTCACTCATAGTAATAATGTATCTAATTTGCAAGAAGATATGAGAATGTTTTCAACCGATATCACCATTAAAGTATTGGGATATTTGATCGGAGAAGGCGAAAATGACGATAGGCCCATTGTTAGGATACATGAAAACGCCGTAGAGATAACATACCCTCGCGAAATGGACCCTGCTCCTGGGATGCCAGGCCTTTTAGAGGACTAGTTCCTGAGAAGGCACACTTTTTCTATTAACACCTCATGACTTTCGGGACTTTTGAATTCCAGAATACTATTTAAAAGTGATTATAGAAAACTATAAAATAGTAAATCATCTAAATCGCATCAATAAAGGAAGTTATAAGCATGTCGGTAAAGAATTTTAAGTTTGTATCTCCAGGCGTTTTTATCAAAGAAATTGATAACTCAGCAATCCCGAGATCTGCGGATGCCATTGGGCCAGTTGTAATTGGGCGCGCCCAGAAGGGATTAGCCATGCAGCCGGTGGTCATCGAGTCATATTCGGACTTTGTTAAGGCCTTTGGAGACACAGTCCCAGGTTTCGGAGGAGGCTCAGCCGATCCCGGAGACGTATATCGCTACGGAAACTATCAGTCTCCAATGTACGGAACGTACGCAGCAAAGGCATTCTTAGCCTCTAATGTTGCTCCACTTACATATGTGCGACTTCTAGGACAAGAACACACAAACGCGACATCTGCCGGTAAAGCTGGTTGGAAAACAGCCAAAATGACTATGAGCGACGGCCTTGGTTCAGCATACACGGGCACCAAAGCAACAGCAGAAATTACCGTTACCGATCACTCGGCCGTGGTAAACGGCCAAACAATCGTATTGACGAATGACGAACACACTTCTGTAACTTTCACCCTTGATACAAGTATCGGCACCTCTACTGCTACGAAGATCGCTAAAAATGGCACTGTTGACAGTAACACCAAATTAGCAACCAAAATCAAAGAGGCTATAAACTTAGCCACAGCTCTTAGCATGCCCGCCGTTACTGATGGGGCTACTAAAGTTACAATAACCCAACATGGCTTTGGAAACGACGGAAACACAGCAATTACCAACGGCATCGCCGGGTTGACTGTGCCCGCAGCATTTACTGGCGGTACTGATTCTCCAGATATCGGCGGTGGTGGTGCATATGGTTTATTCATTGGAGCTTCTGGCTCTGGTACCCCATGGACAGGCTCCCTCGCTGCAATCCTTTACTCAAATAGCGGCTCGATTCGCTTGTCTGGAACGCTGGCTCGCGATCCTGATACTCACACCGCATCTGCTGGCGCGCTTGTAAACTGCCAGTCTGATGGAACGTATAAGCTCGTCGTAAGTAGTTCCCAAGCTGGAGTAGACAAAGTTATCAAATTTGGCCTTAATGATCAAAACGAAAACTTCATTCGCAAGAAGCTTAATACAAACCCACAACTTATGTACGATGGGGCATTCTATCCTACATCATCCGAAACAGATTACTGGCTTGGAGAAAGCTATGAAACTGTTATCCGCTCTGCAAGCTTGGCTACAAGTACAACGACTCAAGGAGTTATCTGCGCACTGGCACTCTCGGGCTCTGATCACACTCCGTCAACTACGGTTACACCTGCATACCAACAAGCAGCAAGTAGAGAAGCTGTAGCCGGCTGGTTCATTGGGCAAGATATGGGCCCAGCAGAAGATTTCGATGCAACGCTTTGTCAGAAGCTTTTCCGATTGAAAGGCCGCGGCCATGGTTCTTGGCTGCACAAAAATGTTAAGGTTTCAATTTCGAACATTCGCAGAAGCAACAATCCGGGAGTCACCGACTACGGAACGTTCTCCGTGATTCTTCGTCACCTTAATGATACAGATTTAAATGTGCAAGTTCTCGAAAGATTTGATTTGTGCAATCTTGATCCCACTTCTCCCAATTTCGTAGCACGCAAAATTGGAGATAGATATCAAGCTTGGAGCACTTCCGAGAGAAGATTAAAAGAATATGGTGATTATCCCAACAATTCAGAATTCATTTACGTTGAAATGAACGCCGAAGTTGAAGCTGGCGCAACAGACCCTGCTTTACTTCCGTTTGGTTACTTTGGCCCACCCAAGCTTATGAATGTCGATCACATCCGAGCCAACTTAAACTATGATGCCGGCGGCCTAGGCCAAGGAACCTTAAACAACAAACTTGTCCTCACAGGTCAAGACCTTGTGGGCTTTGCTGATATTGAGGACTTACCTAAAGCGAAAATGGCGGCAATTCTTACATCATCGCACGCAGTCATGACTAGTTACATCGGCGCTGCAGCAGGCGCCGGTGGGCTCGATGATTCCACAGGCTGCGGAATTACCCTCGAAATGGGTCTTCACACTCACCACGTACCACTTCGCTTGTCTGCGTCTGATGGTGGCCCATTAGACCTTGGTGACTCTTACTTCGGCATGAGAACAACCCGCACCGCAGATTCCTCGGTTCCAGCACAAGATGTTGCTGATTATCACAACCTGCTTTACGCTGGTTTCCCCGATGATCCGACAACTGGAAATCCAAAGGGAGTTAGTGGTTCTGCATATTGCTTCTCGCTGAATGATATTGATAAGGGCAAAGGAAGCACAAATAACGCATACTACGCATCCGGCTCACGCAAGAATGAAGGCGGCGACTCCGCTCCTGGCGCTAGAGTTTATAGCGT